CACGCCATAGCGGAACATACCGAGATAAGGTTTCAAGCAATAGAAGAACAAGCCAACGGAACCATCCATCAGCGGATGCTCACCATCCACTTGCACACCAGTCGGTTTAGTTGCGCCGGACGTACCGGGCAAGACGACTTGATACACGCGACCATCCGTTGTTTCAACAAGCTGGCCGTACACATTGAATAGAGTCGTGGATGCCCACGGCACTGTATCGGGTTTAATATAGTAAAGCTCAACAAGACGGTCAATGCTACCGTAGTAGTCGGCACTACGCCGTTCTGTACGATAGGTAGCCGCCATCAGGTTGATACGGGCAACATAAGTTCCCGTTGATTCCATGCTCCATACTTTGAGCAATTCAGGGTGGCGTTCGATGTCCGGGTAGCTGCCGATAGGTTCGTCAACTACGAGGTATGTGCCATCAGCTTGTGCATATAAGTCACGCTGAATGTTTGCATCCATCGTACCACTGGTGGCAGGGATGACGACACGAAGGCCATCAATAAGCGCAACCACTTCCGGCAACTCATACGTCAAGTCGCCACTTAAATCTTCGGACAGGATTCCAACTACCGGACTCACGACATGTGGCATAAAGCCCTGCGCTAGAGTCTGTGCGCCCTGCAACGCTGAGGTAGCGTAAGGCGAGGCGAGAGGACTGCCCGGTGTACCAGCCCCGGTAACAGATGTCCCATTTACGGAGACTCGTACAATCGGGTTGGTTGGGTCTGTGTTATCAGTGTTTAGACCAGTGACACTGTTTACAGAGCCTCCGCCGCCACCAATGAAATTGGTAAGCTGTTCGAGGTTCACTGCATCAGTTAGTTCAGTGCCGGGTGCAAGATTGATTATCTTGTGTCCACCCATATCAAGGTCTTGCGCGAGAGGCGATTCAAAGCGGCCATCCAGCAACTCATGAATAGACATGAGATTTTGTTTATTTGATTCGTCAAGATTACGTTCTTCGATGGGTTCACCGTTTTCGTAATCATGGATAAGTTCAGTCTTATCTATTGTGCGGCGGAATACGAGTGTATCTCCTGAATCGAATGGGCCTCCGGCAACTTCCACAAGCCCATCGTTAATCCACGAGAGGGTGCGATGCACTGGGTCGTTTAGGCCATCGACTTCGTTATTCACTTGACACGTCACTTCAGTTCGGCTATTGAAGCCGAGGGTGAAGTTTATCGCATACTGGGACGTACCGTTGCCAACGGTCTCAATAATACTGTACGCCATTTGGTACTCCTTGTAGCGTTAAATTTGGTATTCATATACTAGGTACGGTCATATATAGAAGTAAGGGAGGGCATTACTGCCCTCCACCTACCTTAATCGCTTCTTTTAGAACATCATTTGTGTCCTTTGGAGCAGCGGGTTTCGTAACCTTGGGTTCTTCTTTAACTTCTTTAGCCTGAGTTTCCAGCTTTGCTTTAGTCTCAGCCTTCTTTTTCTTACGCTTTTCCCGGTCAATATCGTCTCGCATAGCGTTGGCGATATAGCCCATACCGTAGAGGTTGCCCACGATAGGCGCGGCCTGTAGAGCGTAGATGTCGTTCTTATCAAGGTCAACACCCGGCAGAGCAGCTTTGCCCACGGCCTGTGGAATCTGACTGATACGGTTGATAGCATTGAAGGACGGAGGCATAGCCAGAAGGCTGTTGTTACCGTTCATCGGATTACCAGAGCCGCCAATCTGTAGAGAGTCCATTCCGAGCATCCCGAATACGGGGTCGGAGAACGTCACGATAGGGGCAGTGATATTGCTATAGTTGAGTGTGCCTTTGATTAGCTTCTCACCATTCATCTTGTCCTGATTACCGGAGGTGTATTGCTTGGCTGTATAAGCAGCGGCAGCAGTACCCAGACCGAACAGCAGGGTTGCAAGAGCTTCCGGGTCAGCGATACGAGCGTTGCGGATAAGCTGCTTGTGAAGGGCAGTGAAGGTAAACGACTTCAGGTACATTAGAAACGCACCAGTATTTTCGTGCATCCACCAAGCATCCTCACCACGGAAAGCACGTTGAACGGCCTGACCGGATGAGCGGTTGATGATAGCAGCGAACTCTTGGAATGCGTTGTAGTCCCACTTGTCTGCATGAAGGTCATACACCGTACCGTCTTTGAACTCAACAGTACCATCTTTGAAGTATCCGAGAATCTTACTCTCGTTCGCTGGCGTAAAGCCTAGCGACTTGAGGCGGAGTTCTCCGAACATACGTTTCCCATTAGCATGGTCAGCCATACGACGAATGAGGGTGTTACCCGCCATACGTTGCATCCACTGGTTCACCTTGTAGAAGCCTGATACGAATCCCTGTACGCGCTGGCCTTTAGAGAGGAGCGTGTCTAGGTTGCGTAACAGTTCGCTGTTCTGCACACCACCGCGAGTCTCATTCTGCATGAGTTCAGGACGGTAGATGTTGTGGTCTCCCATAATAGAGGAGTCGATATACTTCAAGTCTTCATGCACCGGAGAGAGCTTGCCATTGAAGATGGCTTTGATTTCTTTCGGAGCAGCATGGATAAAATTATCCAAGTGCATGGAACCCATCGTAGCACCAAGTTCACCAAGCTGAGTTAAGCCGAGGCTGTTAAGGAAGGAGAGGTTGGTGGTAGTGAGCATCCTACGAAGCCAAGGGTTGATACCACCTGAGAACGCCTGACCTGAGAAATACGATTCGAGAGCACGATAGAAACCATCGTCAAGCGGCTTGCCGCCACGAGCAGTGATTTCATCTTTGATAGCAGGAATCCAGCGAGAACGAATCTCGTGAACCTGAATACCATTACGAGCAGTCGAGGCAGCACCAGCGGCAGTACGGGCGTAACCACTCCACGTCTTGTTGATGTCGGCATCAATCAAATCCATGAGTGTCATGTCCGTGCCGGGAATCGGTGTACGCAAATCAATGTCGTTACGATTCTTCAGCGGTTTAATTTTACCCCGGTCAGAATTGTCGAGCTTGATACGCTTCATGATTTCATCCACCTGTTTACTCACGCTCTCGATACTCAAGCCTTTACGAGCCAAATCATTTTCTAAGACTTGACGAAGGTACTCGAAGTTGTCAGGAGACATTGTGCGGAACAGGTTAGTGTTCACACCGTCACTACGCGCAATAGAACTATTGAGCACAGCACCCGCTACGCGGTCACTGAGGTCTTTGTCCCATTTGTGTAGTTGCTGGTACGAACTACTGAGCGAGTTCTTTATCAGCTTGAATCCATCTTTTGCACCGAACTCCGTTTGAGCACGGACGATAGCGCGTTGGATATTAGCACCACTCCACACCTGACGATACCAGCCTGAAGTAGGTTGGAGTTCTTCAGCACCATGCACAGGAAGTTCCCCGTTACGGCCCTTCAGAACTTCAGCACCTCTAGCGGAGGCTTGGTCGATAGCATCAGCCATCGCACGAACAGACGGGCTACTCGTTGGAGCATTCACGCCATCATGATAACGCCATTGCAGTTCATCCATCACAGCGCGGTCAAACGACTGACGGGCATTCAAGTCATTCCATGCGAGAGGAGTAGGAGCAGTAGATTTCTGTTCCTGCAACCACTTCGTATAAGAACTCTTGTATGCTTCAGCGACAGGAGCCATGATTTCAGTGTGGTATTGATGTTGTAGAATTGCGGCGGTACGATTCTTCATCTGACCAACACCGTTGGCCGATTCAAATAATTGCGTAGCGAGACGCTGACCGATTACAGAACCAGAGTTCCATAGTCTGCCGAAGTCGTCATCGAACGGTGTGCCGGAGACAGCCTTGTAAACACGAAGGCCAATCTTAGACACGACATTATCTTTGAAGTAGTATTCAGTATCCCACACGTCACCAGTGAGGCCATCTTTCAGGTTGGCATCACGAACCTCTTTGAGGAGGTCGCCAGTATCCTTGTTAGTAAAGGGCGGGTCAACAGGAGTGGTACGCTGCGAGGCAGCACCAACGGAGTCCTGAGACACGAAGTTATCTTTCACGGATTGAGGTACATCGGATTCTTTCACCGTCTCTACTTCAATCACAGGTTCTTGTTTACGCACCGGACGCTGTGAAGCATCCTGTGGGAAACCTTTTTCTTTAGCCTGATTGAACTCCTCACGAGCGAGGTTCAAATCATCCTGCGCTTTATTCACGGTATGCGTAGGCAACAGAGTGCCAACCACGCCACCGAAGATAAGACCGCCCATAGCGGCATCAGGAACTTGAGTCCAGTCATTCGTAGGGCGTACAGCAGCATTCACTGCTTCAAGTCCAGCCGAGATTTCAGCACCGCCTACGGCAGTGGTTGCAATCTTGTTCAGCTTACCTGTAACACCAACACGAGCAAGAGTCGTGCTCACCTTACCAGCACCATATAGTCCACCGGAGCCGAGCGTAAGCAAAGCGTCAATGTCCACGATAGAGCCAGCTACGGAAGCAGCTTGACCACGAAAGCCAGCGTTGCCGAGCAACTTGCGGTCTTGCATGTCTTGGATAATCTCCTGACGCAACAGCATCCCCTCCTCCATGCTACGCACGGAATTAAAGGAACTGTGATATTCGTTGGGGATTCCCTGCGTGAATGTGTTGAAGTTTGTGTTGAGGTCGAAGTCAGGGTCGGGAGCAGTCATTGCTCGTTCAGCCCAGTTGTAAATACCAGAGGCAGCAGTGAAGGTACGAGCAGCCTTCCCAACAAGGGCTGGCGTACTCGTATCTTCTGCTTCGTTCTGAGAATTATGAACCGGAGTCTGACTCGTACCCATTACATCTTCTGACTGCCCCAACGTGGAGGAAGTCATGATGCGTTTCTGTAGGTCAGTAAATTCCATACTATTCTCTTACACCTATCTTTTGTTTGAGGTCTTGAATCGCATTCTTTGCATAATCAGTCAAGCTGCGGTCACTACGAGAAGCGAATTCCTCCTCACGCATGAAGTCACCAAGGACATCATACGGCACAGTAACCGGAGACCCGTCATCAATGTAAGTACCGTCTTCAGCTTCTTTACGAAGCGTCATAACAATACCACGCTGACTAGCCACCATAGAGATTGGAGGCACACCGCCAAGGAAGTCACGAGTCTTGCCGAATATCCAACGCTCATCCTTGCCTGTCGTATTGGCATTAGGATTAGCCGCTTTATACATAGCGAACTGGGTATCAGCATCTTCAGTGTATCCATGATAGCGAGGGCCGAAATAAGCCTTCCCGAATTTAGCGAGGAAGCGTTGCGTACCTTTGAACACGAGGTTCGTTGCATGTGCGTCTGGGAAGCCGAGCTTCTTGCGAATGGTCTCGCCATCGCCTGAGATGAGCACGTTACCGCCCGGAGCAAGTTCAATGCGATTCTGCACATCGTTCCATACTTCGTTGGTAGCTGCTTCTACTGTAGCGCGAGGGTCTAAGGCCAACTTGGTCTTCACCTGAGCAATCATGTAGTTGTTTAGAACGGTGCTGTTCTTTGCGCCAGTGATGTCTTCGTCTTTTACATCGAAGGCATTGGCAGCTTGGAACTTAGAGATGAAAGAGAACCAGCCGGGATTTAATTCCTCGTCAATCTTCTTATCAATCACCTTCTGCACGTCAACATCGTTCACGGCTTTGATATTAGCTTCAGTGAAGCCGTTATCTTTACCGTAGATTCGATTAGCGGCAAGCTGTAACGCTTGGTCGCTGTTTGCACCCACGTCGAATGTCTCTGCCATAGCGACGAGTTTCTTAGCATCGTCTTTGACATAGTTCTGGGCGTAGCCCGGAGGAGCATTCTCTTTGAGCCACTTGTAATCAGCATACGCTTTCATAGAGGCTTGCGGTACAGTGCCATCTTTAGAAAGAATGTTTCCGTTCAAACCAGCGTTGATGTTCTTTGACCACACAGGGTCAACAACACTATTCTTTACGAGATAGTCAGTCATGTTCTGACGGATTACTTCGTTCTTTTGGTCGTCGGTCAATCCTTCCTTGGCACTCACTTCACCAATCACGGCAGCACGTTTACGGTCAATAGCAATTCTCTGCTTATCCCCGGACTCGAAGGACAATCCGCCATTAGCACCTGCCGTATCGAGGCGAGTAAACTCGACCTGCTCTTTATTATATTCATCTACCTGTGAGACAATCTTGTTTGCAATCTGGTCAGCCCACTTATCAGAGTAGCCTCCGATTGCCTGAGCAGCACGAACATCTTTCAGTCGTGCAGCAAGATTACCTTCTTTACGAGCAACGGTTACGAGGCTCTGTTCAGTAAGAGTACGATTCGCATCGAACTCCACTTCTTTCTGAGCCGTAGCTTTCTTGTATGCACCCACCATACCGTTAATCTGACTTTCTTCAAAGCCATTCGCGGCGAGGGTCGCTGCAAGTTTCTGTTCTGAGAGCAGAGCAGTCGCAGCTTGGGTAACTGTGTTAGGCTTTAGGTCGGCCTCCTGAATCTTATTCAGACGGGCCAGCCAGCCATCAAGATTTGCACCGTACTTTTCAGGCTTCGCAGTAGCGAGGCGAATGTACTCATCACGGCGCATCTGAAGAAGCTCCTTACGAGAGGCTCCATTCTTAGCGGCGGTCAGGAGTTCCTTTTGGAATCCCGCCCAGTGATTGACCATGCCATCCGCCACAACGTCTTGTACGTCTGCGGAAAGGTCGCCAATGCCATTCTTTACGATAATCTCTTGGTTGTAGAACCCACGAATATACTGCAATGCTGCTTGCTGTCCGTCATCGCGGAGGATGCGGCTTGCTTCAGCGAACTGTTCAGGATATGCGTTGGAGTTTATACCGCCGATTGCTTTTCCATCACCATCTTGGTGGACTCGGATAACACCGTCAGCATGTAACTCGTTGCCGAGGATACCGCCTACCAGTGAATCAGCGACTTGCTGAGTCGGAGGTAAATCTTTCACGTTGATGCCAGAGTCTTTCTGGTCAACGCCAATCATTGCCTCAACCAATTTCGTATTACCAGCAGCGAGGGTTTTCTGCACGATGTTCGAGACCGCAGCTTTGTGGTCTTCTAACTTCAAGCCAGAGAACTCAGGGCTTAGGATTCTACGCAAGTCTTCGGGAGATTCTCCACCGTCCGGCTTCGTTGGGTCTTTCAGGAGGACACGAGAAACACCGAGTTCTTCATAACTGGTTTTCTGTTGCTCGTACTTCCATGCGTTATTCGCTTTAGTCTGAGTAGCCACAAGGCGAGGGAACATTTCCGCTGCCTTAGCTGCCATCAGATTATTTACATACGGGTCATTGCCCATCTGCTTTGAGATGTCTTGAAACTGTTTCGAGAGTCCCTGCATATATACCTGCGGGTCTTGTTCTCGGTTAGTCTTGTCGATGTCATCAAGAGCCTGTTCAAAGAACTGGTTTGATGCCACGTCAGTTTTCATGGCAAGGAAACCTGCCATCTGGTATTTGTTACCAGCTTTGTATAGTTCTTCTTCCGTCTTGCCTTGGGCGTAGGCCATCTTGCCTTCCAGTTCCCATTGCTTACGGTTACTCTCAACGTAGCTGTCCACGAGTGTAGAGCTATCGCCAAGAAGTTTAGCAATTACGCGCTGCCCCTCCCCGACACCGGAGAAGTTTGCACCGCGAGGAGCCGATACCCCGGAGAGGGGAATGGAGTTCGGCTGGGCCGGAGCACCACGATTAGGGGCAAGAGGGTCTTGCACCACTTGGCGTTCATAATAGTCTGCCACATTATTCTCCTAAAGAATGTGGGCCAGCTTTCGCCAGCCCACGATTAGATTACCACAGTACATTGATTGCCCAACTTGATGCCGTGTCAAAGAATGACTTAGGCGTTGACCAATCGACTGAGGGTGATTGCGTACTTGTTCCATCGGAGTTCTTCGCTCCTGCGGATACAGGCTTATTCATGTTCGGAGTTGAGCCGGAACTAAAGCCGCCCTGTCCACCAAATGATTTCACGGTAGCGTCCAATAGGTACGAACCGAGTTTAGGGCGAGGGATATAACTATAGTCCTGAGACATTGCTGCCGACATGGACGAGCTTTGACGCTGTTGGTCGAACGTAAGGTAAGAAGCAGCAAGGTCGTTCTGACGTTGGTTCTCTGCGTTCGCAGCGTTGCGGTTAATGTCAAGCATAACATCATCCACTGAGTTGCCTTTCACACCAGCAGCGGCAGCACTCACCTGAGCTTGCGCTTCAGTGAGAATGTTGCTCTGCTTGATATTGATAGCTTGGTCAGCGAATGCCTGTTGTGACAAGATTTCGTTGGTTGTGATTGCGTTCTGATTAACCGCATCAGAAAGCCGAACCATTGTGTTGCTATACTGTTGCCACGCTCGTTGAGCTTTGGCTTGAGTCTTAGCGGCGTTATATTGAGCATAGCCTCCGAGGAGGTTAAGTCCGAGTGATAGCCACTCCATTAGGTTCCTCCTCCATTGGCGATACGTTGGCCTTTCTTGGTAAGCTGGCCTTTCCACTGAATGTCAGTAATGGTCATAGGCAGGAAGCTGTCTGTATAGAACTCAATCTCAGCGTTCTCCACGTCTTCGCGGAAAGGAACGATAAAGGTTGTGTCAGTCACAGCAGGTTCACCGACTACGGAGTTCAGGTCTCCAACAAATCGACCAGTGAACTCTACGGTACGGTCAGCAAAATACTTGCTGAATACGCGAGTCACAATCTTACCTGTTTCCTTACATGCCACAAGGAACTTCGATACTTTCAACTTGCCAGTGCTAATCTTAACACCGTTGTTGTCTTTGTAATCTGGGTTCGTGGGGATATAAGAGGAGCGATACCGAATACCGCAATATACGTCTCCACCTTCCATACTGCGGTCAAACGTATAGGTGTCTGTCCCGGCATCGTATTCATCTACCCAAGCGCGGAGACCGGGCTGTGGGCATCCATCGCCCTGAACAAACACTAGGTCTTCTGGGTCGTCCTGTGGGACATCGTATGGAGCTACTATGGAGGTGGTAATGCCTGTGAACTTTAGCTTACGGTCAAGGCGGATATTATAGTTGATACCTTCGTCATTGAGAACGTCCAAATCAATCTTATTCAGAATGTAATTGTCGCCCTTCTTTGTAATGAGGGATACTACAGACTCAGTAATGAAACTGTGTACCACGTCATCCGGCATTAGCCAGCGCGACCACGACGACTGAACCTTCTTTTCATCCAGCCAAGTATATTCGTAAACATACAAGGTCTTTAGTCCAGTGGTTGTCTGCACAATGAGAATATCAAAGTTTGAGGTTGAAGTCAAAGAGACTACGTTGCCCTCAAGATATTTAGTCACATGCTGCGTGATAGGCCGGGTATCGTTCGCGTCTTGACTGTCTTGCGTGAAGAACTCACGAATACCAGTAAAGCGTCCGAACTTAAATCCGAAGAAGATATTACGGCCAGCAGGTACGGGGTTAGCCGACATGTCTGCTTCAAAGGCCGTGGTTAGAATCAGGGCAGAGTTCTGCGGAGTAATTGCGTTACGCCCGAAGACAAGGAACTGTCCCTTATTAGCAAAGATTACGAGGTCGCGGTTGTGCGGAATAGCTCGAATCATTTTTCGTACACCCTTGGCTGTCGATTGAACGTCAATACGGTCAGAGTCAGCGAGGATGGTAGCGGAGTTCTTCCAAAAGTTATACGGCTTGTCTGTACGAGACATAATCGTAGCTGGGCCGGATAGCATAACTAAGCGGCCTTGGAAGTACGCGAGGTCTTCAATAGTGCGTCCAACGAATGTCGGATTCTTGTTGCTGTTCTCATTACCAGCAGCACGGTCTTCCCATGCACCCGGCGAGAATGTGAACGAGTCAGTGTCCTCATCGTAGTTTAGAACATGAGGCATAGTTTCGAGGTCGAACTGATATGCAGTAGCCGGAGCAACGCATTCAGCCCAAACACCGTTCCTGCCGAACCCTGCTCCCAGAGAGGGAAGGTTTCCAGCGGAATCGACATCAGCAACAAACTCAACGTACCAATCGTCAACGTCAGCTTCAGTACCTTTGATGGTTACAACGTAGCCATGAGGTGCGAAGCGAGGTAGCTTGTTTGCGTCCTTCACCGTGTTATTTACAACGAGCATGTTCACGCCACCGTCACCGTCTGCAACGGTTACGTTGAAGTCCTGTGTCGTAGGCGAGGAGACCTTCTGAATATACAGAACGTCATCGACTCGGTTTATTGTGAAGTTGGTATTTAAGCCCGACACTGCATCGAGGTTGGTCTTCAACTGCGTTGCAATGTTGGTTGTAGTAATCTGAGCACTGTGGGAAGCAGAGCCGCCATCAGGTGCAGTAAACGAAGCTGTGTATGTACCACCACTCCATACGATGTTCACCGTATAGACACGGCCATACTGACCGCCTAACAGGTAAACAAGGGAGCCTGTGGTAACGTAGCTTTTCGAGGTAGCTTGTAGCTCAACCGTCTTTGTGCGGTTGGCAATGTATGTAACTTCATCGAGCGTAGTGAATGCGAGGTCGCCACCATCTAGGTAGTCGAACGCATCAGACACTTCAGTTACCGTCTTCTCGTCACCGTCCATACCGAACACCTTGAGGTCTCCGGGCAGGGCAGCAACAACGAATTGGTTTCCTTCGCCTAAGTCGAAGTCATAGAACTGTGCCTCATCCTCGTCATCAAACAGTTTCATGATTTCTTCCATCGGAGGACGACGAGTTAAACTCGTGACGGGATTCGAGGACATGTTATCCTGAGCAGTACACTGACCGGGTAAACGGTTTCGTGCTGGTTGCTGTGATACGCCTTGGATGAGGCTATTTAGACTGCCATCAACTTTCATTAGTGACCGCCTCCGGGTAGGTTAGGGTTGTATGAGCCGCCGAACTGTTTGAAGCTCGAACGCAAGTGTAATGCAGTCGGGCGGTTCAGCGCGTTCACGTTTGACATCTGAAGCTGCTCCGCTTTAACAGCGGCCTCAGTCTTAGTGCATTCGTACAGCAGGGCTTGTGCCTTGTCTTTGTCACCGTCATCGGCAACATAGAAGTCATAGGCAGCTTTCGCCATGAGGTATTGAGCAGCTACTTCAGGTAATTCTTCAGTCGGCAGGAGTAGCCACAGGTTTACTGTGACATCTTCACCGATGTTATAGGTATGCTTGCGTCTGTCGTAGAGCTTGTTTCCACGCTTGAACAACGCAGAGCGGGTATCTACTGGGTCAACTTTGAGAGTCGTGCTTGGCACAATCACTTCGCCCGTAAACGGGTTGTGTGCAAGTACAAGGCATTCTTCCATGTTAAACCACCAGCCACGCCCTTGGAACTGCTTACTCACACTGATAACTTTCGCTAAGGCGGATTGAGCAGTAGGATGGTTGCTGTTCACGTTGGATACAGGGGTCTCGCCCACAGCGGTCAGCACATGATTAAGCACTTCTAATTGTGTGGTCATTGTGATTCCTTGGAAATTTGGGTATAAAAAAAAGCCCCTCCCCGGCGAAGGAGAGGGGCAATTTTAGTTAGGCTTTCAGTACACGGCCACACACGTCAGGACGGTTTACCGTCACACCGAACGCGAGGAACGAGTCAATGAACCACTGCTTTTCTTCCTTGCTGAACCAAACGTCAGAAGTCAGAGGAATGGTCTCACCAGCCAGAAGCGATTTAGGATGCAGGATTACTGCAACTGCTTTGGCTTCAGTCGAGTTCACGTCATAAGCATTGCTGTTATTCGTGTTCGACAGGTAGTGACCAGTGATGGCAGCGGTAGGGATACGGGCAGTCTTAACGATACGAGCACCGTCAATGAACCAGATTTTGCCTTTAGCGAAATCGCCGTTGCCTTCGCTGAAATCGCGGTCAAGCAGCTTATCGTTATCGAGCAGAACTTTGTACTGTGCAGGACGCACGAATACAACGAGGTCATCAACGTCAATATCTTCTTCTTCCATCTGAACGATGATAGAAGTAATTGCGTCATACAGTTTGTCAGGGTCAAGCTCATCGAGAGCGTTGGACAGGGTGACAGACTTACCTGCGCCGAATGCGCCGTTCAGACCGGACGGAGCCGACTGACCTGCACCTTTGATGGCGAGGATGATAAATGCTTGGTCGAAGAATTTACCGATTTCTTTACCGTGGTCTTGTGCCAGTTCCATACGAGCATCAAAGTGCGACTGGAACTCATTGAGCATAGAACGGTTATCACGAGCCAGAATGACAGTATCAACGGTGAGGCTGACTTTGCCGAAGTTGGTCGCGGTTGCGTCAGGACGAACACCCGGTACAAGTTTCTGTAACGTGGTGCGACCTACGCGGTTATTGGTGATAGTATCAGTACCACGCACCGCACGAATCTTAGCATACGAGCGCATAATCGAGCTTTTTGCAAACTGCGATTCTACTTCGCCGCCGTATTCCTCGATGAGTAGGGCTTTGTCCACATCGCTGAGATGTGAGCTATCGGTGGGTAATCCACTCATGTAGTTTTCTCCTTGGATTAATAAAAATTTGTCCTAATAGTCCTTACTAGGTACGGTCAGATATAGACCTAATTGCGCTGTTTTTCTTGAGCAATGGACTGGGTACGACGAGCACGGAGGCGTTCTTGAGCGCCTGTATCTCGTTTATCTTCAGCCACTTTCATCTCTTTAACATAATCAGCGCGGGAGATGTAATCAAGGGACAACTGCCCAGAACCAGCGGAATCGCCCTCGGTGATAGTCACCTTCAGGGAACTGGTCTTGGGGTCGGCGTTATATGCCTTCAGCAACTCACTGATAGCGAGTCGCGCCTGTACCGGGGTTGAGTTCAGCATAGCGCGGTACTCGTCCAGTTCAGCCTTGAAAGCCGGGTCGGTCTTCTCTTTTTCCAAAGCCCAATTCTTGACAGTAGCGAGTTGTTCCTCGCCGCCAACGACTTTGTAAACTTCGTCAACAACCTTCTTCACTTCTTGAGTGTTACGATTGTAGAAGTCCTTAACGCCAATCATAATCAGGCTGGCCTTTTCTTTACCAACCTTCTCAGTCAGCTTACCTACGTCGATGTCTTCCAGCTTACCGCTTTCAACGGCAGCACGGAAGAATGAGTCGGATTCTTCGGGAGTAACGCCAGCCTCTTTAAGGATGGAGACTACTGCATCAGCAGCTTCATCATTATAGACCGGGTATTCCTTCTTAGACGCTTCGAGTTCAGCTTTCTCAGCAGCCTCATCAGCAATCTTCTTATCGGCCTCAGCCTTTTCGTCGGCTACCTTCTTATCGGCAGCTTCCTTTTCAGCAGTGGCCTTGTCAGCTTCAGCTTTCTCAGCGGCAGCTTTTTCTTCGGCGGTAGGTTCTTTCTTGGGCGCAGTGTTGTTAATCACCGGAGCCGCAGGGCCATTACCTACTTCACCCTCAGAGAGGTCGCCATTGGTCACACCTTCTGGTGCGCCTACGGCCTGTTTCTTTTCAAACGGGACTTCCTGATTGGCATTTTCGTCAGCCATTATTGCTCTCCTTGGTTATTGAGACTTTGTTTAGCAGCTTCGCCAGCGAACTTAGTCGCGGCCTCGCCCTCTTGCAACTGTTGTTGCTGTGCCATTGCTGCATCTTGCTCTGCTTGCATCTGCCCCGGAGACTTCGTAAACGAGTCATACGGAACGCCACGGCGAATACCACAATAAGCGATAAACTTAGTCGCGTCGATACCTGCACGGATTTCTTCCGGTACTGCTTCAAGCAACGCGAGGTCGCTTACCAGCAGTCGGAGATTGTCAAGGTCGCCAGCACGAGACAGAGAATCAAGCCCGGTGATAATCACAGGGTCAATCTCTTTGCCTGAGCCAAGGTCAACCTTAGTCCGTTTAAGCATCAGCACCGCTGTACGATACTGCCATTCCTCAGCGAAGCGCGAATACACGCCACCATGAGCAATGTCTAGTTCATTAGCATTGTTGCGGATTTCTTCGGCAGTAACACGTTCAGCATCACGAGTCAAAGCAGACTGAAGCAGGAACGCTGCGGCAATCTGTTGTTCGAGACGTTGAACCATGCTTTCCACCATCTGCATATCCACAGCCTTGTTAAGCTGGTTGGTGGTGACATCGCCCTCCTCGCCGGAATGGTAGGAACCGGAAGCGGAGTTGTTCAGTGCCTCAACGTCAACCGTAGAGGTGGGCTTCACGAAGAACTTGATGTCAGCGGCAATCGCCACTACGTCAACTTCAGCCTGAGCCAGAACATAGAGTGCATGGAATGCACCAGCGTAGTCTTCAACTAGCCCACGTCCGTAGTCTTCGCCACGGATAAGATTCCACGTCAGCGGAATCCAAGGCAGTTCTTCAGCAGACCAGAAACCAGTAGAATCTAGCTCGTAGTCATCTGCGAATTGCAACAGGTGGTACTTACCATCTTTCTTCAGTTTGAGTTGCGTGTAGATGGTTACATCGCAATCGTCTTTATATTTTCCACGGTCAGCTTGACGAAGGATTTTCTGTACCTTCTCGTCAAACGTGAACAAGGCTTTCTTATCGCGGGTCATGATTTCGACCACATTACCGGACAGGTCACGGCATACGCAATAGTCTTTCACACTATACACCTGCGTCTTGGTCTTGCCATCTTTCGGGTGGTAGATAAGCGCGTTGCCAGTGATGATAAGATTCTTAGCGGCAGTCGTTGCCTCAGTACGGTAGTGATTGAAGTCTAGCTCACGCATAGCAGCCTTCTCAGCTTTCGCCAGTGCTTTATCAAGCATGGTGATGAGAGCGTCTGCATTCTGGTCGCCTTCTTTAGCCCGGTCATTAATCTCGTCCGTCACCTCATCGGTAACAGTGAGACGGAAGAACGGCTGTGAAGGTTGGAACAGCGTCATGATGAGCTTGTTCGACAAGTGATTAACTGCTCTCGCACCGATGCTGTCAAGTGGCCCTTGCAGTTCTGAGTCTTTTACTTCAGAACGGGCAAAGATATATGGCAGCGTCCACATGGCGTAGTCGTAGGAACGATTGACCAGATTGGTCTTCTTTCCTTCAAGCTGCGTCCAACGAGACGATAATTTCTTGTCCTCTTTGTATTCGGACGGACTAGCCATTAAATCTTAATGCCACTCCCACGGCCTAAACCGCCGATGGTATCACCAGAGCGAGACGAGTTTCGGCGTGTACCGGATACTCGCTGATTCTTCACTGCGTCTGAGCCTACGATAATTGAAGCACCAGTATCCTCGCGGCGAGTAGGAGCCGGAGCAGCAGGAACTTCAGGGGTAGGGATATTCACAGCGGCACTCTTAGGTGTAGTCAGACCGATAAAGTCTGTTACGCTGCGTAGAATTTTCTTAAATTTACTCATGTTTGTTTCCTCTTACGAATTAGAACCGTACCATGTACTTCAAATCCGAATTTGCTTAGAAGGTTGATGTAGCGTTGGTCTTGTCCGATGCTTGCTGTAGCAGTAGCAAAAGACAGGACACATTCATTCTGGTCAAACCAATCAACGGCCTCAGCCAGTAATGCGCGACCAGTACCAGTACCCCGGAACTCAGGCAAGACATACATCTTGCTAACGTATCCGAAATACTCGTTCTGAAACTCTTTGTCTCGATGACAGATAATCAGACCAGCAAATTTATCATCAACATAATTGACAAAGATTCCTGTGTCTGGGTCATTGATTAGTAGCCAGAGATAGTTTAGACTTCCTGTAGCATTGTAAGTTATAGGATAGCTAGTCTCTTGTATGAATGCTTCAGCGGCTCCTAAGAAATCCGATATTCTGTAATCCCATTCTTGTAATTGCATATACCTTCCTTATTCAGTTACCAAATCGAGAAGTAAACATCTCGAATAAAGTTGGCTTACGTTCTTCTATAATTACTTCTTCTTTCTTCTCTACTTCTTTATCTAATATATCTATAGTAGATTTAGATACTGAGTTCTGAGCATGAAACATGATGAAGCGAATTACGTTCTGTTCTCCGACAGATTCCATCAACTTATCTCGGTCAAATCCGGGCTTAACATCGAGGGGAATAAATCGGGCTTTAAGTTCTTTTGCGAACTCTAGGCTTACGGGTGGAATGCTTTTTGACAGGAGGGACATATCGTACCTTTGGGTTGGTTATGAGTTCATATAAACCATGTTCAACTAGGAAGTCTGATATGACGGTAGGAAAGGGTACAGATTGCTCCATACACTCGATTGCCATCTTCAGCTTACCAAGTTCATCAAGGCTTGAGAGATTGTTCTTTCTCATTGGACTCCTCCATTGCCTTACTAGGTACGGTCAGAATTAACCGAAAAAGTAAGGCGAATGGAGAATATCCTTGAGATTGAGAGTGCCTTTGGGAGGCACAGGCGGGAGGGTTATGTCAACAGTAGCTTGCATGGAATCCCTGAAGTCTTCCAGCACGTTATTGCCCTCGTACATCTCCACAAACGCCCAGCGAAGGGCATGGTGCAGCTTGTCGGTGTCTTCGGCATGAGTACCAAAGTCATCGTGGATACAGGCAAAGGACGTGATGCCAGCCTCGTTGCCCTTGAGCAGGGTCATCATGAGGTGACAGGCATCCATGCTATGTACGAAGTTGGGTGCAGCACCAAGCCGTTGTTTCTGAACGTCAATCTTGTTAGAATCGGCATTCAGGCGGAGGCGTATCTTCCCGGCAAGCTCTGTTTCGACTCGCTTGGAGATGACCTGTTTCCGGCCTTGGTACACAGGGAAGCCTATAGGGGTCTCCCAGACGGTTGGGAGGTTTTCCTTACCTACCATAGCCGAGACCTTCTGAATCCACTCCATTGCCCTCCGCGCTGCGATTACGACCTCACCAATCGACTCCCAGAGGATAGGGGTCAGGAACAGGGAGAGCTTGAATCGCATCTCAGGTGGGAAAGCATCCGGTGCATCCTCAAGCATGAACTTGTAGATGTACTCCCGGCAGGACTGTTGAGTGCTGCCATAGGGGAGGGTCATTACAGGCCGTTTAGATAATGCTCTAGGCAGGTGGCCTCCGGCAGATACCTTAGCGAAGTCAAGCCAGAATGTCGCAAGAGGGTCAGCACTATCTCTAAGTTTGGCGGTACAGACTTCTGCAACTCTGGTATAAATATCGTTAGGCTTATCGGACGGACTAAGATTGACGGACAATCCACCAACGGCATCTGCCAACATTGCGGAGAAGTTTTGTAATCCGTTGCAAGTTCCGTCAAGTGCGATTGGCAGATGAGAGACCACTCCGAGTCCTCCCTGCAAGTACCGATTATACTCAAAGCAAAACGCCAAGAACTGCCAAGGCTTATCTGCGTTGCCCCAGAAGTCCGTATTGCTAGTCGGGTCTTCTGCCGTTGCCCGGATAAGTTTCTCATGCTCTATCGTCCATTTGATTCTATCAGCGTAAGATAGCTTATCTTCGCCAAAGGTGTTCGCACCGTGGACACGGAGCCAGTAGAGGCCACGTTCCGTGAGTGGTTTCCCGTCAGCAAATCGAAGTAGAGCTTTTGCAAAGTCTGGGCCTTGAGGAGATAAGCCAGAGACAGTTGCATATATGCGGCCACGAAAGTCGCACTGATAGACGAACCAGAATTTGTCATAGTCTTTGTACTCCTGTGCTGTGCGAAGAACACGGATAACTTGAAAGCACTTGCTGACTCGTTCCTTGTTCATGGTGTGTACGACACGAGCCTCAGACTTCCACTCATCGAAACGAGTGCGTTGGTCTTCAGTCATGTCGGCCTTCTTGAGATTCTTCGGTACTGGACAGTCAGGGACAGTATAGGGTTCAGACTGCGGCAGACCTACGGGGATATTCCTATCCCACACCAGACGCAACACGTCATGAACTTCTGTATTCACTTCCCACGGAGTAGCTTGAAGCACGTTCACCGCCTTCATAATGCTACCCATGTCACCGTTGAATAACTCTTGATGGGCTTTCTGCTTTGTCTTCACCAGCGGAGTACGCCGACGAAGCTGCGGAGTATAGAAGCCTCCTTGGTCAATCGCAGTCCACTCATCGGGCGGAATAATGCAAGGGCATCTGTCCGGGTTGAGTAGAGCAGCGTACTGGTCAAAGTTCCGCATCCATTCGAGACACGACTCGGTAGGGGAGATTGTAATCTGCATTGCAACCTTTCGACCCTTTGCGCGTTCAGAGCGTTTCTCAATAAGGTCGGTAGTCTGCATGATGATGTCAATAATCTTCACACCTACGGCACATCGTTCCTCGTTCGTCCAGTCATTCCATTTCACATCATGGCTCTTGGCTTTCATCGTCAAGACTCTGTGCATGTGACGGTAGTTCACCGTACCCTTGCGCTTAAAGTCCTTGATGATAGCCTCGTAGTATTCACCATGCTGCTCATGGAACTTGCTGAACTTCGCCTCGTCTTCAATTAGCATCCCGATACGGGAGGCCAAGGATACGAGGGCGGCTTGCTGAGTGAAGTGGTCGAACACAGCGCGGAGGCCGAGGTAAGCAGCTTGTTCAGGCTCCACTACTTCGATAAGCGTTTTGTATTTCGCTTTCCTTCCGGGCTGTGCATCGCCAAGCCATTCACGAATAGCAGCGGCGACAGGTAGGACAAACTCTTGTAAGAGCTTCTGGGCAGACTGGGTATCTGCACCACGTCCCTTCTCATTCGCCTTCTCAACAGAAGTCTGATAGCGGTGAGCACCAAAAGATACCATCCGCTTCTCAAGCTCTATCTGGTCTTTGATGTCAGGAGTCATTTCTTTGTTGCCCTCCGTTTACGAGCCTTCTTGTTTCGTGCTAGGCGTTTCTCGTCTTCATCCTTGTGAGTCGGGTGATAAATTCCCGAAGGTGTTTCAGTATGCTCTTGCCAGTAGGCCAAAAGCTGTCCAATCCACCAAGCCGGAGTATATTCTCTCTTAGCCCTACGAGCGAGGTTATACACCTTACCTTCAATGCCATTGCAGTTGCGGCAAAGGACTCCTCGTATCTGTCCAGTAGTATGGCAGTGGTCAAGACAGGACTCCGACTCATCAATCTTTATCCGGCACAGCTTGCACCGGAAATTCTGTGCCTTCAGGATTTCCGCCCTGAAGAACGTAATCTGCGCTGTCTTCATCCGCATTTGATTCCATGTCCTTAATAAAGTCTTCGACCATCTTGGTGAATGACACGTCATCGGATAACTGCTTGCGCTTCTCACGACCTTTCGCGTCCTGATGCTCGTTGATGATAGGGCAGCTTGCTTTAATCCACACCTTATCGACGCGCTTACCAAATTCCTTTTTGATATACGCAGCAATCTGTTTGTAGAGAAAGCGAGAATCCATCTCACCATTGAATCGCATCTGCACCCACTGCTTCATGCCTTCGGCATCGAACCAAGGCACAAGGACGATAGTTTGTCCAGTTAGTTTCATTCGTATGTCTCCTTATAGACCATGTGATGAAGATAATTATCCACAGCAACCATTTGACCCCGGAGTTTCCAGCCATCAGCAAGATGTGCATTTAACACTGATTCAAATAAACTTGTGTTCTGTGAAGCCTCACGAATTACTTTAACTTCGGTCTTCATCATAAGCACGTCTCCTGTAGCCAGTGAATAAAGTCGTCTTTGTCGAGCTTCCTACGCATCCACAGAAGTTGACCTTCTGAGATGAGTGCCTGACCAGCAGTGATGGGCGAATTGTCGCGGTAGTTCTTGAAGCCTTCCAGCTTCTCGAAGTCACGATACAAGGTGCGAACAATCTCGAACGCTTCCTTATTCGTTTTCACCGGAGACATAATCTCATAGGCAAGTACCGGGCCACACGCCTTTGGCTTACCGTTAGGCAAGTAGTCCAATGTGTAGCACTTGGGGAGACCAGAGATATTGTCAGCCGCATCGCCAGTGAGCATCTGACACCAAAAGAGTTTCCAACCCCGACCTTTAATCTTCTTGGCAGACTTAGTATCGTCCAAGCGGATATAGCCAAAGTCATCTTCCGTATCAAGAATGTCACCAGTATCCCAGTCAAGCGTCAAGCCCGGAACCATCGCCAAGTCTTTATCCTTGGTCACGATGATACTCAGGTTACGCTTACCAGCTTTTATGGCCTCATACTGAGCCATACTCATACCGTCATCCGCCTCGCAGTTCACATGCTGAATGCCATCCATAGCGTCAGCCATGTGAGCACGGATTAGATGCAGGTACTTCGGTTTAGGTTTGCCTTTGCGATTCGTTTGATACTCACGCAGCAACGCTAAACCTGTTTCGATAATTTTGCCAGTCTTCGGGTCAATCTTATCAGGCCGCATCCCCTTGTTACTCTCTTTCGGAGTCAGGTGAATGACCATGTGTTCTGCGGCGGCTTGCTTCCGTTTATAGTTAGCAAGGACTTCGCAGTTGTGCTTCATTTCTTCAACGCTCTTGGTGTCGTCATACGCTACCATGTAGGCGAGGAAGTCACCATCAATGTGGGCGACTCTCCCCGGCACTACAGGAGGGAAGTATTCTTCCTTCTGTGTATGAGCACCGAGCTTTGAGACATCAACGCCATTTACTTTCATAGACCCTCCTTACGGGAAGTCGAACTGAATTGTCTCAGCGCGATATTCAGGATATTTAGATAGCACTCGTTCGAGACGCTTTGCTCCACGGTCAGCACGATTCACATTCAATACTCGAACTACTTTGTCGAGAATTGTTTGATTGAACGCAGCCGTTGTGCGGAGAGTCCTTCCGTCATAACCAATCTGTGCAAGAGACAGGTCAAAGACACTGATAAGGTCTTCGCCACGGTCTTCGATGAAAATGATTTCATAGACAATCTCATCTAAGGTTAAACGCCAGATGACATGGATATGTCGGAAGCCGGGTTGTGGCTCACCTTCCTGCGATTGTCCATAGATAGAGGATGCTATTTTCTCAGCATACGGGTCGAGACTCAGGATTAGATTCTCGTAGAGGTCGTCATCGCATACCACAACAGGTACGAAGATGTCAACGTCTTTGATTGGCTTACCGTGCCAGAGGTCACGCAATGCACCACCAGCGATGATGGCTTGCGGGTGATACTCCTGAACAGCAGAAAGGATTTCCTTCCACTGCTCAGGAATCACGAGTTTACCTCCGTCCGATACAGGACGGTCAGACATTAGTTCAGACCGAGTGCAGCCAGCGGGTCAACAGCTTCCGCAGATTCCTCTTTCTTCGCCTTAGCTTTCACCACAGGTTTAGAAGGGGATTTCGTCGGAGTTGTAGCAGTCTTCGCTACAGTATCCTGTTTCTCCTGAGTAGCCGTTGTGGTAGCCTTTTTCGTAACCTTCGCCGCACCAGTGGCAGCATCGGACTTTTTTACGACAGGCTTTGCCTCCGCAGCTTCGAGTTCTTCAGCAAGCTCCTGAGAGTTCGTGAGCAGGTCTTCCAGCGGCGAACCACTGAAGTCCTTAGCACCAAGAATCTTCTCCTGCAACCAGTTCTTAGATTCCTGCGTCTCGTTGCCCTTCGCATCCTTTACGGTACGAGTGCCTTCGATATACAGCGAATCCCAAGTTTCCTTGGTCGGGTCTTCCCACAAGAAAATCTTGATAGGGGAGATAGCAGGGCGGCACTGACCGGAAACGTCAATCGTCTCGCCAGTTACCGGATTGTTCTGGTAAGGCGACTCAATACCAAGAGCACCTTCTTTGCCGAGGTTTACCCATACGACATCTTTACCAGCCTTGTCCTTGCCCTCTTTATGGCTGAACTCAAGTACGAATACTTCGTTGAGCATCTGAGCCATGTGGCTGATGTCATCACGGCCATAGGTCATAGCCTTAAAGTATTTCTTGAAGGTCGCCAAGTCACCGAGCTTAATGCCGATGTTCTTAGAGTAGCGGTCAGCGATGGTACGCTTGTTGCCTTCGCCATCTTCAATCTCACGGATATTCTTGTTACCAAGAAGTTCCCACGTCAGACGGACGGTAGCGCAATCAGGCTTAGGCTTACCAGCATACTGGCCCTGCGACTGAACACCGAGTTCAATGTATTCAATGAAACGAGCCAGCGTTTTGCCAGCAGGAATCTGATGACGTTCAAAGTCACCATGCGAACTGGTCTCAGTGTGGTCAGTAGTTTCGGCAGCTTTCTTTGCCAGTGCTTTATAGTCAATAGCCATAATGTTTCTCCTATGCAGCTAAATGTATTACATGTTTTGAATAAAGGTTATCACCTTCTTCTACTTCGCAAGGGAACGGAACAGGAGACTTGATACCGTAGAGACGTTCGAGAGTCTCAGGCACGGATTCAAGAATACGTTTCGTGTCCTTAGCAACTTGTTGCACAACTTCAGGAGCAGAGTCAATCCATACGCAATCGTGTACGGTATTGCAGAGCAATGCGCGGCCACCGTAGTTATCGTTTGCTACGAAGTGCCTCCACAGAAGTCCGAGTTGTGTTTGCACAATCTCACCGCCTGTACCTTGAACCGGATAGTTCTTCAGTTCAGTTGGCATGAAGCTGTCTTTGATACCCTTCTTAGCAAGCCAAGAAGGAGCGTCCCATGTACGCCAGCTATAGATTGTACCAGTCGGAGCTTGCCAATGTCCTCTACGGAATGGGCGGAAGCCACGAACAGGGTCACGGAATGCAACAGCGGTATCGTTCGCTGATTTCTCAACGCGCTGGTTGAATGTGATGATACCGGAGTACAGAGTTTCTTCGGCCTCGATGAGGGCTTGAACGTCCTCAATCGGAATCCCGGTAGTCTCTGAAATCTTGGCAGCACCAGCACCATAGGCACGTTGGAATGAGAATACCTTAGCATCAGTGCGGTATTTCTTCCACAGCTTGTGCTCAGGGTACGAGTCATCCTTACAGCGATACAGGGCTTCCTCGTAAGTGATGCCTTTCCATGCGGAAACGCGCTTACAGTGGAAGTCCACCTTGTTGCATAAGTCTTCAATAAGTTGCCTATCAAGAGACAGCAGACCTTGCACGACAACCTCAAGCTGAGTGTAGTCAGCCTCAATCATCTTACCTCCGGGGAAGCGAGAGATAAACATCTTCTTTACCTCAGAGGTTTCTTCCTTCGGAATGTTCTGCAAGTTCGGACTGCTTGATGACAGTCGAGTAGTTACCGTCAGGGTGTGATGCAAGCTATGATGGATGATATGAGTACCTTTCATCACGCAAGTCAGCATCCCTTTATACTCTTTTTTCTTCTCGTCGTATTTGACGTAGTAAGTACCAAGGTCTTTGTTCAGACTTTGAGCCTTAGAGTACAGCTTCAGGAACGGTATGTCACGTTTGCCGAGTTCTTCAATCGTGTCGGCATCCGTGGAGTAAATGGGTTGACCAGCACCATCAACGGTAGCCAGTTTCCACTTATTGTCGGGTACTGTGTAGCCGGGTAGCTCAAAATAAAAATCCTGAAATTTTACCTTGATTTCGCCGGGTACTTCCACTCGCTTGGTACGAGGTTGTCCCTTCTTCTTGCCGGAAGTGAACACCGTAGGATTACCATGCTCATCGAGCACAGGCTGTTCCTCCATTGCCTTCTTCCGAGCGAACTCCCCTGTCTTAGGGTCGATATATGGAGCTTGCTTACTGTACTTCAAAGTGCCACCAAAGATGAGGCAGGACACATGGGAACCACTGTTCCAGTTAAAGTCCAGTCCTTCAGGCAACTCAGGTACGAACTCAACGAGAGCGTCTTCGGTCTCTTTCAGTTCAGCTTCCATTATCTTCATGCGACGAGCAGCTTCCTGCACGTCAATCTTCAGGCCATTCCATTCCATCTCAGTGGTAGCACACAGCCCATCCATCCGAGCGAATATCATCGTCACCATAGATTTCTTCTTAGCCTTCTCAAGCTGTCCGAGGAAAATCTTTTCAGTGTTGCCGATGTCGCCTGAGTCTCGGTTCTCGTCTTCAGTCCCGACGAGATAATCAATCAGCAAGTCTTTGTCGATAGCTGATGTCTTGACACCCATATCCCAGAGTGCTTTCACTTCGTCAATCTTCTTGCGACCACCGTACTTCTCAGCAATGGAATCCATCGCCACCATTTGTACGGCTTGGTGAGCACCTTCAAGGAGGTATTCAACGTACTGGGTATCCCAGATGCGCCCACCTCGTTTGAAGAATGCTATCAAGTCGGGGTTGTCCCATTCATACAGCAGGTCGAACTTGATATTGTGGCCTACAAGCAGGGTGATGTCGTCCTCAATTTTGAGGCGATTATCTGGCCCACGTCCTGTATGATAAGTCCAACTATTACGTTCGTCGCCTTGGTTCTTCCAACCTCGTGCAACTACATAGTTGATTTCATCAAAGGGATTGGCAAAGCGTTTATAGGTCTCGTAGTTTTCAGTTTCTAAATCGAAAACTTTGTATCTCGCCATAGGCTTTTCCATTCTCCATGATATTCTCTACCAGCGTAATCAAACATTCTCCATGTGCCGAACCAATAGGCGGAGTAGTACCCGCAAGCAGGAATCGGTAAGTAGGTTTCCTTGTACCTATGCGGTATTCGGTTCGGTTTTGTCATCACGCCACTCATCGAAACGAGCTTCACGCAAAGCGTCATAGCTCTCATCAGGCTTATAGGCAATCTGCACAATGCGTTGTAGATAGTCCTTGGGGTTCTTGAACATGTCGATACGCTCGTCATGCTTCAGCTTACCCGGCCCTGCCCCGATGTGCTTGCCCTTGTACTCCACGATGAGGCGACCCACCATGCCATTACCAAGACCAGTCTTCTTGTCGATAGCTTCTTCAAAGCCGACGAGTCGAAGGTCAGCAGTCGCTTCGCCCTTGTGCCGCTGGAAACCCCAACTGCGTTTAGCTGATTCGTACAGGCTGTTCTCCCCGGTCAGTGGTCGGAAGATAATTCCTTCTGCATCCGGGCGGTCTCGTGTGAAAGACTCGATGTGTTTGAGCAGTTGCTTTTCATTGCTGATATTAGTACCTTCAATAAAACGAACAATGCTATCGTTGTCGTGGCTATCGTAAACAAAACGCCCGACATCACCGAAAGCACACTCACGCATTCTGTCTGCATAGGTCATCCACGGTTTGTCCTCGATGTAATAATCGAAGATATTGAGAATCAAATCAGGGCAGGTTTCGTGACGACGAACGATACCGCTGATGTCTTTGAACGTCTTGCCCTCAATGTGAAGTTCACCAATGAGGTGATGTCCAACGGGCAATAGTCCGTAGAGCCACTCCTGAATGTGAGACACAGACAAGATAGGCTCGTCCTGCCGAGTGCGAACACCGACAGAGCCATCAGGCAAGCCGAAGAAGTCTCCCGGCACACCGTCTAGCTTCTCGCTGGCTACACAAGGATACTCCATCTTTTTCAGATTGAGGTTCTTTGCAAGCATGATTGTTTCTTTACCCATAGTGTTTGATTATCTCCCTGATAATACCAACTGCAACATTAGTGTCTCGCACTTGCTGAATGTAGTTGATAGGCAACATAGCCTCCCGGTTATACGGGTGCATAACGCCAAAGGCGGCTACATTGGTGTGGCCTCGCTCAATCAAGTCGCGCTTAATGCGTTCCGAGATTCTGCCGAGCGTTGCCGGGTGGTCTTCGATAATGATGAACTGCTCATGAGGAATCAGGTTGGAGATATACTCCAACTTGCACTGCCCACGAACAGTAAAGTGAACCTCATCGAAGGTATCAACACCAAACACATCTTCAAGATTACAGATACGAGCTAATCGCGGTATCTGCTCGTCTTCAATCTGGGTAATGACGTTGATGGTACAGCCTGTCTTCTCTTTGAGCCAACGGATTAACGCAGGGTCAACGATAGGAGGCAATGCCCAGAACTCTTGCGAGTTATGGAATGAGTGCATGTGGAATCCAAAGTGGTCAGGATTCTCATACAGCTTACTCAGGTCGATGTCACGAAGTTCGTCATAGGTTACGGTATGCTTGGCATGTTGAAGGAAAGGACGTGTCCAATCCAGCAGCACACCATCGCAATCAAACCATAGGCTAGGTTTTGCTTTCATGAATTGTGTCCTTGATAGTGTAATGCTTCGGGGTCATGTGGCCGTAGTTCTTACGAGCTAATTCCATTTGCCCTTCAACTTCAGCGTATGCTTGACGCAGACCAACGCTAGGTGGGCGGTCATCGGTAAGTTTACCTGCCGCCTTAGCGTCAATTAGAATCGCGGCACAAGCCATGATGTGTCCGAGGTGAGGTGTCTGGTCGATGGGGTCAACTTCTTCGCCGCTCGTGTAAGCGTCGATATGACGCTGCATAGCAGCTAAGTAAACAGAAGACCGTACACCAGCACTACGCCAGTTCCAAGCACCATACTTAACCATACCCACGAATTGACAGACCGCCCATTGCGCTTTTGCGATAGGAGAACATAGCCACAGCGGAACCTTCTTGTCTCCGATGGAGTCTTTCGGGTTGCTGGCTTTCGTGTTATCAGGTTGGACAGGCCCATGTCCTTGAACAGGTAGTGCATTTTCTTCTTCCTCTCGGACGAGTTCAGAGATACCCGGCATAATATCCTTTCGGTCATAAATTGAAACAAGGCGGAATCGGCTGGCATCAAAGCCATTGTAGGCATCTTTGAAACCTTCTACCGAGTAGTATAAGCCGTTCTCACCACGATGTACTTCTTTGATAGTGTACTGTTCTCCGGCTTTGAGAAACGATTTACTCCCATCGAGGCATTCTACTACATCGCCCTTTTTGAGCAGACTCATGTTATTTACGTCCGTTGAGTTCGTCCGTGACTTCAAGAGCAAAGCGTTGAGCCATTGCAGCAACCTGAATGGCCTCTTTACGCATAGCAACGAGGTCGCGTTTCTTTTGGTTGGTCTTGACGTGTTCCCAGAGTTCATCTACTTCCTCCTTGAGGACTGCGAATCCTTCATGAGCACTGTTGAATGGAGGCCAATTCTTTACCGCACTGATAAGTTCGTTTTCAACTTCTTTTTGCACGTCCATGAGGTCGCCAACTGTTACTGAATTAGGCATAAGCACCTAACACATTTCGTTCGTAGTTCCACTCAGGTACAAGTGAATCTACACTGACATCATCTCCACTAAATTGTATTACAGTTTTACCTTCCAAATGAACTGTAGTCGGTAATAGTAATTCACCACGAAGGAACTGTTTGCCCTTCTCAGTGAGTCGCCAGTAGCCTGTGCAGTTCTGTCCTTTGACTCGCGGCATAGCTTCTACTACGCCAAAGTAGCGCATGTAAGGCCAGTCACATGCTTTTCCGTATTCGTTGAAGTCTTTATAGTAAAAATAATCGTAGCCTGTTTTCTGCATTTGAAACAGAGATTGAAGCACACGAATTGCACCCTTAGACATCTTGTATTTGTATTCGCCTACTTGCTGTCCACAAGTTTCACAGTGTTTTGCCATTACGCTCTCCACTTTCCGTCTTTGATTGTTATGATTGCGCGTTTACCATTTTGGTAAGTGACGATGTGACTATGCGACCAAGTGCTCGGCCCTTTGTTATAGTCCATGTCGAGTTTACCCGACACACCTGCAACGTACACACCATCAATGATGGCAGCACTATGACTGTGGCCGAGATTACATTTGCGTCCGATTTGTTTGAACTGGCGTGAGTTACCACGAGCACCATTCGGGCCACGATGACCGTGGATACCGCATTCAATGCCGCCGACAGTGCGGCCTAGTTCTTCAGCTTTCGCATCGTTGCAAATGACGAATGAAGCATCATCTTCTAGGAACATGACGTTCACGAGGTCTGCGTGTTGCTGCAAAGCCCATTCATACACGGAGAAGTCTTTGTTACCCTCCTTGATGTGGCGGTACAACTCAGCGTTAGACCGATAGTAGAACTCAGCGTTCTCTGGGTCGGTCTTGATGTCAGCTTCCTTTAGCCACTTCAGGTACGCATCATGGTGGTTGCTATCAACTACGACGACATAGCCGTACTTCTGTAAGCCTTCGAGGAACTGAGCACTCTTAATCATACCCTCCTCAACATTGTCTTCACCCTGCCAATACTTTTCAGCAAGGAACAGCGGGTCTTTAATGTTGTGGTGGTTACGAGCAGAGAAGTCCGTGAGGTCATGCACGAACTGATAGGTCGGGCGTAGCACCGAGGCGATAGAGCGTTCTTCGCCCCACGTTGCATCGAATACTTCCGGGTCAATCTTCTCAATGTGAATATCACCGTAGTTGATTGCCATTGCCTCGAACCCAGACTTTACACCCGCAGGAGTGTACTTGGTAGTCAGGTCGAAGAACTCGCCACTGTTATCAGCGATAAGCTGACGAGCGAACCAACGTCCATCATCATCTACCTCTACATACAGAGCACCAAATACATGGTGGAAGTCTGCCTTCTGACCAGCCTTACGCTGGATATAATTTCTCAGCGTGACTGCGCCAGTCGTGTAGAGGAAGCGAGGACTCTCCCCTTTGAGTCGCGGTAGCGAGAGGAGGTTGACCTTCGCGTGTGGGATGATACCAGAGTTACCTTGGGTGTAGCTTTCAAATCCTGAGAGCGGTTGAGGAGCAGTGGGGAGAATATCAAGCTCGCCACAAAAGATAAGGTCAGAAGCAACTTCAACACTGTGGTCAAGAAAGAACTCGCTGAGTCTGTTGTCGTACCAGAGTTCCTTGTCATCCGAATCTTTCGTTGCATTTTGAAAGCCGCTTTTGTTGTAAGAAAAACGGGAGATGCAAAGTTCTGCGTCATTGTGTTGGCAGAAGTGAAATAGAGATGCAAGAAAATCCTCATGTACCAGTGTATTATTTTGTGCCGCTGTGAATACAAATCTTTGACCAGCAAGAGTTCTCCTCCGGGTATCAGGAGCATGAACAACACCCGCAGCGATAGGTCGATTGTCTTCTTTTTTAGGTTTGCCATTCGTCTCCTTGAGGAAGTTGCGAATGCCTGATTCAGTCACACGTTGCAGTTCTGGGATGCGTCCAGCAGCTTCGTTGAGGTAACGAGCAGCAGGTCGAATGCCACCTTCTGCATGAATGTGTTTCTTCAAAGCATCCTTTGTGTAGCCTTTGTACGTTTCCATCATACGATAGTCTCCATGTAATAGTCGCCATCTTCGTCTTGTCCGAGTCCATGTGCGACACAGGGGAACTCAACATCATAGTTACGCACGAGAGCACGAACCTCAACGTCCTTGAAGAAGACCTGTGTGACTTCACCATCTTGGATGATGATTTCAATATCCGGTGTAATCTCAAGAACCATAAGGCAAGTCCTCATAACGTGCAATGTGTGGCTTGAAGACAACTTCACAGTGCGGGTCTCCCGGCGTATCTTCCCGGCGAAGTTTATTCTTCGGCAGTCCAATATAACGGCAGTGTTTGATGTTCTCATCGTTAGATGCACCAATCATAAGCTGGAAGTCGCAAGCACCCTGCTTGCCAGTCTTCGAGTCTTTCAGCATCGACAGCGAAGGATACATAAGCCCGTCACCCTCTGAGCTAATCTGAGATGCAGCGAGACCGATACAACTGTATTTCACACAGCGTTCTCTTGCCCACTTATACATCTCCTCAAGCTGAAGGTCAGTACGAGCCTCGGAGCCGAAGCCCCTGATGTTGTCAATCATGTCGAATACTACTATACCGGGATTCGATTGTTCTAGGATGGCTTCAACCTGACCCACATGGAATCCGTGAATGTTCACCACTCGAATCTTATCGGTTCGGCCAACAGCATTGGCGTACTCCTGAGCGATATTCTCACCATTCTTCACCATCTCAGACAGAGCACTAATGCTCTTGCCCAAAGCAGATTGATAGATGCGTTTCTTGATACGCCCAGACATGCCTTCGTTGTTGAACCAAAGTACGTTCCGGTCTTCCGGTAACTGGTCAGCCATGAACGTGACTTCACTCGAAAGGAATGAGGTCTTGCCCTTGTCTGGTCGTCCGGCAATGATGCCGAAGTCACCGGGTCGCAGTGGTCGCATTGCTTCGTTAAGGCAATTCAACCGCCACTTAACACCCTCGTCGTTCATGTCTTCAGCCAGCAGTTCCTCAATGGTCTTTTCATCCCACGGTACTGCTTGCAGTCCGACATTCATCTTGTAGGTATCTAGCTCTGCCGTGAGCAAGTCAGGCAAGGGTATGAGCAAGCTACCAGCATCGTATTCAGCCACGATGTTCGCTATCTTTGTACCGAGGCCAAGCTCATAGAGGTCACGCAGCAACCCTTGGCGGGTACACTCGTCAGCTTCTTGAGAGATTTGCTTCAGCATTCCTTTGTAGGATGCAAACTGCTCCTCAGTGAGGGCAGGATGCCATTGACGGAAACGTGGAGTAAACAGTTCAAGGTCGATTACTTCGTGCTCATGGAACTTCTCGAAATACTTTCCGAAGTCCTCAAGCAATGCCTTAGTCTTCGGGTCAACCGATTTCATTGGCACTGTACGAATCAACACTTGATAGTCCTTACGATACTTCATAATCTGAAGTAGTTTTATGTCTAGCACTTATATGCCCCTTTGATGTGTTGGGCTATCTCATCCCGGCTGTATGTCTTCGGGTCATTATCTGTCCGAACCATACGAACGTCACCTGTAGCCTGTAAGTGAAGCTGTGTTACAGCCTGTCGTGCTCCCTTGATACCAGCAGCGTCACCGTCAAGCCACACATATCGTGTACCATTGCACGAGGCAATGCGAAGTGCTTGCACGTCTGTCATGCTGCTACCGTTGAGGGCAACGCAGTTGTAACCAGCCAAGTTTACCTTGATAGCCGAGATGATGTCTTCCACAATTACGAGGTCATCGTTCTCATGGATTCCATTCGCCCAGAATAGCAGGTCAGCTTGTGGCTTACCGAGATTGAGGTACTTAGGTTTGTCGTCAGGATTGATGGCACGAAGATGTACCGCAGCTAACCAGTCAGGAGTTCCTAGCCTGATAATTGGTATAACAATCCTGTGGAAGAACTCAGAGTAACCGAAGCCATAGCTTCTCGCTACATCAAGCGAGATGCCATACTTCAAGAACCAAGCGTACTTCGCCGGAATCTCAGAGGTAAAGTCCGAGGGCAGGTACGGCGGCTTGTTCTTATGTTCCTCAAGCTCCTTCTTGTGTCGCTGTATCTCAGCGATTGTACGTTGACCATGCGGAATGAACCGATGGGATTCAGGCTCCTGACAACGGAAACAGTGACAGCTATAACCCTTCTCGGAATGCGAGATGAGCATAGACGGACTATTACCGCAGCAGTGAACTTTTATCTTGCTCCCGCATGGGAGACTTTTCGCAGTCTCAAGCCAGTCAGCGTTAGCCACGAGCCTTCTTGCGGTTAGCACGTTGGCGATTATCGTAAAGAGTAGTCAGTCCGATAAGCAACGCGATAACACCGAATACACTCAGGATAACCGTAAGCGGCAACCAGAGTGGTGAGAACACCCACAGCCAAGTCCAATCAAGATGGCCTGTGAGTTTAGCGATAACAAATACGAGCGTAAGAATAGAGCAGAAGCCCAGCTTGCCGCTGTTATTGTTGATAATGGTTTTAGACATATAATTCCTTAGTTGGTTGCGTAATACTCAGGGTAGTCACGACGAGCAGTAGCCTCAAGCCAGCGAAGTTTGTGGCGGAGAGGGCGAGTGCTCTTTGCTAAATCACCAGCAAGTTTATCATACGCTTTCTGAAGCGCATCAATACGGCTGACATACTTAGCAGGACATTCAACCAGACCTTCAGTTACAAGCTGGCTGAACGATGTGCTGTTGTTATGGCCTTCTGGGTCAGTGATAGCACCAAAGCCATCCTGCCCAGCAAGACCAGCACCCACGATACAGTTGAAACCACGTTCGTTCTGATAGCAACAGCCATCAGAACCACAGAATTTCTCTTTGTCGTAGATAGTTAGGGTTTTATTCTTTTGCGCGGCCTTAATCTTCGCTAGGAAGGTAGGCAGGTGTAGTACAGCAGACATTACTTTCTCCTTGGTTTGGGTTGGTCATTAATTCCTTTGAGATGGGCTTTGTCTTTCTTCCATCCCTTTAGTTCTACTTTAGGTTTCTTCTCAGGCTTTCCAACACCCAGTTTATTGAGTAGTTGGTCATCGTCAGAATTGAATCGTGCATGGTCAACCCACATCTTTCCGAATGCTCCGAGGTCTCTCCATGCGTCATCAGGAATTTGATTCTGCATCAGCATTTCTTTAGCGCGGATGAGCTTCTCCACATTAAGCCCATCCATTGCATCAATCTCTACCTGATTAGCAATGTGATTAGCAAAGCGACGAGGCCGATTGTGTGCATCAGGATGCCCTGCTACGATATGAAACGAACCGGGTTTAACAATACCCCAATCGCGGTCATGTAACTCTTGTGGTGGAATGTGCATGTACTCCTCACCACGAGGCAATATACCAAGATGCTGAAGAACACCGAGAGCCTTCTTAGAATACGAACGGTCTGAGCCACCAAACGGGTCGGTGATAATCAGACGAGCACCTTTCATCATAACATTGCCATCATGAAGGTCATCCGTAATGAAGTCTCGGTCAATACGCAACTGAGCACAGTATTGTAGATACTCAGGGCAAAATGACTCAGCCCTGCGCCCTTTCATTACCATGTGCATAGTGTCGTACTTGGCACGAATAGGATTAGATTTATCTTCCCATGCACCACGGCAACGATGTTTGTACTCATCTATAGTCGAGTCGTACTTGTCCATCAAAGCACAATACCAACGACGATTCTGGCCGATGTATAGCTCATGCACGTCGATTAGCAAAGGATTCATATCACCTTCTCTGCGTTTCTTAATCGCATGTGCAGCGTAGTGAATCCAGCCATCATCGTAGATGGCTCCTTGTTTACCCGGCCCTGCACCTACTTTGATAGCCAGCGTCTTATCCCAAGGGCATTCATATACCCAAGCGAAATTGCCGCTGCCTAGTTTCTTGGTGAGGTAACGCTCATGCTCTTGAGGATAGCCGTATGGCTTCTCAAGGTTCTCAAGTGCGTTGATTATCCCAAGCCATAATGACGAGGGTGAAGATTGTCGTTCAGCAAGTGCTCCCATAGGACGCTCCGTGATGTAGGAGGATTGATGATTATGCTATCTGGCGAACGGGAAGTTCGATAACATTTGTAGGCTTCTGCTTCTTAGGTTCACGCTTGAACTTCTGTTGCAGCTTGAGCACGAGTTCCAGTAGAGGGCCGATGTCGGCTTCTTCTAGTTCACGAGTCTCATAGATTGCCTTACCAAAGAACCTTATATTCTTTTCATGCGTAAGGAAATCAAGTGTGCAATAAGAATCTGTATAAGAGCGCGAGTCAAGAGGCTCGTTGGTCTGACCATTGAGAGTCAGGCGACCAATCATGTGAGTCTCCTTATTGCGAATATACATCTTGTCATTCGCATTGTTATCAGGATAACGCCAGTTCTGATAACCCTGCTTTCGACTTACTTCCCATCCGGCCTCACGGAGTTTAGTCCATGTGGTCTCGAATCCTTGCCACCGGACATTCTCAGGCAGTTCTTGATTGATATTCCACATGGACTGCTCCTTACGCTACGGATTTAACAAGTGAGTTAAACTCTGCCTTTGCTTTCTCGTAGTCATCCACAAGAACGGTCAGGTCTTCTTTAGCAGCCTCAAATGCCTTATTTGCATTTGTAGCCACAGTACCAGCATCAAGAGTTGCTTTCAGCTTGATGTCAAGTTTACCCTGCCATTCTTTATTGAATGCCTCGCGCAGCTTGTTAGCAGCGGAATCAAGAGGCGATTTAGTAATCGTAGTAGTGGTTTCATCTTTGTTATCTTTAGCCATGATTTATTCCTTTACGTTGGTTATATCAAGTAGTTTAAGTCCACCTATTTCTTGCGCGACCTTCACCACCTCAGTAGCAGCAGCTACTTTATCAGTGCCGAGGGATTTACCACCATTGTAGCAGGTGTAATAATACGATGGTGTCTTGAAAGTATTGTCTTCGTAGAAGTCAAGCCACTTTGAGCCTGACTTGTTCTCAAGCCGCGATAGCAGCTTTATTCTTTTTGACATGCGCCTCCTTCCATTCTCCGGCCACATAGCGACCATTGAATCCTTTAAGGCTGAAGGGTATTGTGCTCTTGTCATAGTCAAGGCGTAGAGATAGCCCGTCCCAAGGCCCACCACGAAGGCGAACCAATGGTCTCACGAGCTTACGCCAACGAGTCTTCGCTATTCTAGCCATCTTCAATCGCTTTCCTGCCAGCCTCAGTTAAGGTGACATTGTTGAAGTATCGCCACAAGTATTTATAGAAGCCAAATAGATGTTCACCGTATTTGTTTCCATGATTGTTATGGAGTTCATCATACAGCTTGAGCCATTGCTTCTTACTCATGGTGATGGTTAAAGTGTCAGACACTAGCGGCAAGCAAAGCATGTGCAATGCTGTTGCATCCGTTTGCTTCCTTCCAGCTAATAGTGTTGCCTTTAGAATCCTTGGCTTGCTTCTCTATAAGCCTCGGTTGACGATTTAGGCTCCGCTTCCCCGACTCCGAGTTCATGTATGCCTTCAGGAAGGCTTTGATGTTGCGAATCGGCTGGCTGTGCTTGTTTGGTTGGTTTGACATGTAGTTCACCTCTCAGTTTAGGGAGCTTCGCAAGGAATGCTCTCCGTTGTTTACGATTGAGGCCATGATAGATGCGTTCAGCTATACCGTCAATGCGGTTACGCTGTTCATCCGTCAAGTCCAATTTACCCGAATCCATTTAGCTAATTTTATCGAGGTCATCACGCAGATTTTCTACCGTGTGAAAGGCAGAACGTAATGCGTAAATAGAATCGTTGAGATTATTAGCTGCATTGATACGAGCATTGTCAGCAGCTTCACGAGTACGGTCAGCGAGGCGGTCTAAATCACGAGCGTATTTAATTTTCTTCTCGTGACGTTTGTAAGCTGAGGTCTCACGAGCACTCAGAGTACGAATAGCAGTATTAACAACACCGCGATGCAGAGCAGCAACGGCTTTGATAACTTTAATTTCGATAAATGACATTGATAGTCTCCATTGTTGAATGTTGGTATTACGCCATAAGACTTTACTTCCCAACCTCGGCGGGTAAATCGGGAATACCCATAATACTTGCGTATTACAGTAATCATCAGCGAGAAGAACAGACCGCCAGTGATGGCAGCAGTTATCCCACCAAATGTACCATGCAGGAGCCAGCCCAAGAGCAGTACAACTACCGCATCAAGTATAGCCGGATAGCCCATGAATTTGCGTAGGCCAAGTCTCGCCATGACAATCAACAAAGTGAATGCCATTAGTATTCCAGTACCCATTGCAAAGAACATAAATCTCTCCTGTTGTAAAGTTATCGGGAGGGCATTGACTAGCTACCCTCCCGCCACATACTACACTGTTGCCAGTTTGCCCGGAAAGCGTGTAGCAATGAATGCGCGAAGACCAGCAATGCCGGACTGACCGACAATACGCTTCTCCTCCTCAAACGCATCCATCATCGTGGTATCTGTAGGCCATACCGTGAAATACTTGTCCACGTCCTTACGATAGGAGTAGTCAAGATTCAGGCGGTCAATATCGGCCTTATCCATTGAGCGCATGTACCCGATATATTTCTTTGCACCGGATGCAACGTCAGTTTCGATGACTTTATATGTGCCGTGTTTGTGATTCTCAAGCACGAAGTAGCATGTCTGTTCACCCTGCTTGCATATAGCTTGCACGAGTTCTTCAGGCACGTCTCCACCACCTAATAGGTAGCTGAGTTCCTTCTGTCCCTGCCATGTTCCTTCAAGCTCCACATACGGGATGCCTGTTGCACTGAAATAATCCGAGAGCAGACTATGAGCTTCCTCATTCTCCTCCGGCTTACGCTTATCGCTCATCGTGCTGAATAAATACAGCGGCGGTTGAGCCTGTGAGTGTGTTGATACGCTCATGATTGTCTCCTCTTGGTTTCGAGTTTGGTTATACGAGTTTGAAGGTTTGATAACCTGTCTTCAAGTACAGGTAATAGCGATTCTCTTGTGTGTGTACCGAGATACACAATAAGGAACGCCGCTATCTCTTGTGCTGTGCCATACGCATATAAGCGTTCAGCCTCAACATATCTCTTGCGTAATGTTGGCATGAGTTCAGCTTCACCGATATAATCAATGAATGTGCCTTGCTCTTGATACTGTATCATGTGTACCTCCAAAAGCGTACACGAATTGTTACGCATGGTATTAGGTTTATACATAGCTGCCATTTATACGCAGGGTCAGCAAAGCACTTAGCTAAGTGAGCACCTACCCATAATGAAAATGGGCGATATAATAGTTTCGCTTCCATATAGCCTCCTATGCTTGATAGAATATCCGTTTACCTGTGTTGCGTTGACGTATGTGACGCTTGAGCCAGTCACGAGTTTGGCTATACATCTCCCTGTTGCCTGTATCCTTGGCAATAGAAGCCTTACGCAATACTTGGCGTATTGCTGCCCTTATGCACATACTTTCAGTCACGTTTCATTCTCCTAATGTCTTCGAGTTTATCAGCATCAAAAGGTGTCTTGCCTTTGAGCCTATTATTCACCACGAGAATACAACGCTCCTCTGGTTTCAATGTCTTGATGTCTTGGCTGTTGCGCCATTCATCGGTATCTTCCTGCATAAAGGCTCCATGTGGCGGGTAGCCAGATTACTACCCGCCTTGTGAATTGTTATTAAGCTGCCAGAGCGTCAGGCGTGGTCAACTGAGTGTTGATAGCCTGTAAGCCAGTGAGGAGTGCAGTAGGCACTTTCTCACCGTCATTCATAGCCTTTTCAACACGCTTGATAGCCTGTTGTAAGAACGTGGTAGCATCGAAAGGCACATACTTAGCCTCTGGCTTAAATTCCCAGAAAGGCGTATTGGTAGCCTTTACAGTCTGCGTAGTAGCTTTGCCGTTATATGCAAGGGCTTTGTTCTTTTCGTCATAGGTGAACTTGCCAAAGGTGATAAACCAATCCTTGAGGGCATTGGTACGAGCAGTCTTAGGCATAGCTGCAATGAGTTTGTTTGCAAGTGTGATGTCACCATGCTTATCGGCATGAATGAGCGTAGATACGGCTACAGTATGAATGTCTTTATCCATGCTCTTGCCGCGCTTGGTGATAGAGGTAATCATAGCACCGATTTTATCTGCACCAGTGATTACGTTTACAGTGATAGTCTTAGCTACAGGCTTTTTGGCCTTGGTAGCAGTCTTTACAGTTGCTTTGGTCATAACAGATACTTCCTTAGTTATGGGTTGAGATACGCTGTAATAGCTGTATCAGTGAAGACACTAGAACCGTGTAACCAATCAAGGAACCGCCTTTAATCTAATGCCTTCACTGATAAAGCTATAATGCAAGCCTTTACTTCACACAATGGCCTATTGCTACATAGGCTTGATTGCACTGGTATTCATTCACGCTGTTAGGTTAATAATGTATCCTATACTTATCCACCGATAAGGCTTTACGCTTTCACTGACTACTGACAAGGCGTGTATTGATTGGGCTTTGTCCGATGTAGTAGCTATGGCGGTATATGATACGTTAAACGCTTCTCTTGCATTATTATCACATTGTTTGTCACTCATGATATACAGACGATTGCTTGACCACTGCAATCGCACATTACGGCATTCTGCCCCTGTGCCTTGGCATGATTACACATGCACAAATATCGCCCTGCATGATACAGGAGAATGACAGGCTAATCTGTCATCTAGCTTGTGCCTGTGCCTTTCGGACTTTCACCAAGGCTTGAGCATATACCCAAGACTTACAAGGCTGTTGCTATTAGCGCGTATTAGATACGCTTCATACTCAACACAGGTTAGCTACTTTCATAGCTTGCGGCAGGTCAATATAGAGCCGCTATTGTTAGCTTGCTATCAACATACACTAGGTTTAATGCAGTGTCAAGCGGTATTTTCGTATTCTTTGCTATCTATTCCCCGATAGCTTAGGCTGTAGTATGGTGCTGACTACAGGCATAGAGAGTTGAAGCTGGCTTTTTAGCCTGTGTACCTCTCAAAGCACATGCACACGGTACGCTTGCGCCTCTTAGTGTGCAGTCAATCAATTCAATGAATCAATCAACCATACACAGACTATAGCAAAGCCTTATTGGATAGTCAATAGGAATAATGCAATATAATCAAATAAAATGACAAACACATGAAACATATAGACTATTGGCCGATAAATGCTCAAATACTATCTATATATGACCGTATAAGTAAGAGTATATCGGTAATAGCCATATATCTGTTTAAGAATAGAGCATAGATAATATAATATATAAGAGTATAATATAGTATAATACAAGTAAAACATACCATGATATACATAGATAGAATATAGTCAAGCAAATAAATACACACATAATGAAATAAATATATAGACACATAGAATAGTATATGATAGTATCACACATAGTTAATAACAGTATGGTAATGGATAGGATGACAGATAAACAAAACAGATAGATGCCCTCGCACATACACACGCATACACATAGGCGCAACCATGTATGCAATGGAAGGTATGCCCTAAGCATGACCCTATGGGGGAAATCATGCGCGGTTTATGTATATATACCCTCACAAACTTTCACACCGTTTTTACTATTTGGTATTACCTATTGGCACACTGAGTAGGAATCGAACCCACGTCTTATGTTTTGGAGGCATCTGCTCTACCATTGAGCTATCAGCATGTACGAGGTAGCCATGTATCAATTTGTTTTCGCCAGCCGGGTAAACTCGTTGCCTCAGCAGCGGGACAGACTAGGCGGCTAGACCTATAGCCGGAGCTATGGAACGGCCTCTGTACGGCCATTAGAATGCGATTAAATAGGCATACTATTACTGGTAGCCATCTGGTGTACCCTCGGACTATTAGTAGTAAGGCTAATAGGAGCTTTATATAAGCCAAGGGTACGCCAGATAGCCCTCCCCGAAGGGAGGACAATCCAGTTGGATTAAGCAGCCGGGGCTACGGCTTCCAGCAAGCTGAAGGCAACGTAGGCCGAGCCAGCTTCGAGGGAGCCAGCTTCATTGACCACAGAGAGTTCAATGGTCACGGTGTTTTCTTCCGTCAGCGTGAACTCGAAGTCCACTACTGTTTTATTCGTGGCCGACTCAGCAGCCGTGGGATGCAGAACAGGGACACTGTTGTAGGTGAACAGAGGGCCATCTTCGTCACCAGTGATGACAACAAGAGGGCGGTCATGGTCGCCAGTCGTGCCTTCGCCAGCCACCGTGATAGTACCACGATAAGTGCCAGCCTGAAGAACAACGTCCTGCGTCGAAGTCGGGTCATCAGTGCCATCGGCAGTGAGCAGACCTGCATCATACGAGCAGCCAGCGGAATCCGTCCATGCGGCTCCGCCAAGTAGGTCAAGGATATTGACCGGGGTATAGAGAGCACCGCCATCTACACGGAACCACTCGTCGGAGCTTTTTGGGCCTTTCGAGATGGCTTCAGCGTAGGTCGTGCCAGTTACAATACACAGAACTTCAGTACCACGTTTCTTACCAGTGCTGTCGGCTACCTTGCGGGTATCACCATGCACGTTGATAGTAGAGGCGAGGTTCTGTAGGTCGGCAATCGGAACGAGCAGGAGGTTGCCCAGAGTTGCATATACAGTCATGAGACTTTCCTTATGTTACGATTAAGACGGGGTTACAGCAGCGGAGCCATCAACAAGCTGCCAAGCAGAAGTTGCAGCAGCACCTTTGGAGATGTACTTTGCGTAAGTGCCGGAGCTATCGCGGATGACTTCGAGGCCAGCTTTCTTGCCGGACGAGTCGCCACCTTTACGGGTATCGCCGTTTACGGTATTGATTGCAGACGTAGCAGAAGCCAAGTCAGCAGCAGGTACGAGCGGGTAACGCCCGATGGTAGGATAGGTATTAGCCATTGTTTAATTCCTTTGCAAAAGATTAATTAGATGTATCGCAGAACTTCTCCCAGAGTTTATTCTGGGTGAGTATCTGTTCTTTGGTTCCACGAGTAAGCTGGTCTTCCCTTGATGGATAGATTGCTTTGCTCCATGAGCATTCAGGAACGCTAGTCGCGCATCCACTTAGCAAGGTCAGCATCAAGGTCAGGGTCAGAAAGTTTCTTGACCTCGCGTTGAACTTTGTCATGCGTCTGCACTCCTTTAATTGTCGCGGCAGCTTTCTCATTGGCTTGAATCACCTTCTGCTCTTGAGCACCCTGCCACTTGCCGCCGTACCATGCACCTGTAATAAGGGCAAGGACGACAGCAGCAGCAATGAGGTAAGTTCGGTAGCCAGCGAGAGTGCCGACGAGACGTGTGAATAGTTCTTTCATACGGCCTCTTATTTGAGAGCCAGCTTCGCACCTTCGAGGAACACTTCGTCATCCCACGGAGCATAGCCGTTCTCCTGACGGGTAATGGCCTTGGCTAGTTTAGCCAGAGTCACTACGTTGTCGAAGTCCAGTGCTTCCTTCGCGCCGAAGCCCGTCCACGTTGAGACGTTCTTGATATAAGCGGCGGTGGGATTCTCGTTGGGCGGAGCATAGCGGTTGATGATACCAGTGATGGTCTTCAACTTATACTTCGTGTTGTAAGTTCGTAGCAGCTTGCAGATTGCACGGATGCCGAACTCTGGGGATACAAAGGCACAGAACCGCTCGTCCGGCTGAATGTCAGCCAGTCCTTGCCAGTTCAAACCTTTTTCAATGTTCCCCGGATTGTTAAGGCGAATGCCTTTAAGGTTTTTAGCCATTAGAATAGCTGAATCTGATTATCTGCTTCGGCCTCAGCCTCAGCGGTCAGTCGAGCAATCTTCTTAGCGTGGCTCTTGGATTCCACATCGAACTTAGATTCGATATGTGCCAGAGCGATAGCGATGGTACGGTCTGCCAATTCTTTCTTATCTGCGTGACCGCCAATACGGGACGCAAGGAAGACGACAGCCTTCTTCAGGTCTTTAGTCAGACCCCATACATCAGTAGGCCACTCAATGAGGGCAGCGTTGGCCGGAACCACCAGTGCTGGCGCAGGAGCGACAGTCGCGGGTAGGGTAGCAGCCTCAACGACCTTCGGAGCCTGTACGGGCTTCTGTGGGGCTTGGGGTGGATTTAGGTTCTTAGCCATTATGTTTTCCTTCTGAATTTGTCAAGGGCATTAGGGGTAGAAAAGCCCTTCTTACCCGGCAGAGGTCTGCCGTTTCCGAGAGGGTTATTCATTAGCTTCTTCCACTGGTCGTTCTTCGCCTTCGCTGCCATCTTAGCGGCATCTTGTGCGAGAGCATCAACCCAGTAGCGACAGGAGCCAGCGAGGGCATCAAGTCTATCGTCGTGCATCAGAGCACCCTTGTCGCGGGTAATACGACTCAACTGGAACAGCAAGCTGAACGTCGAGCGTTTCTCCACAGGGTATTTTTGAACCGAGTTCCAATCAGAGGTGATTAGAGCAGGGTCTAGCACGAGACGGTTGCCGGATACGATAGGCTCCAATATATCAATGATACGGAGTTCTTTCTGGCCGGACTCCCAGACTTCTTCAATGCCGCAGGTGTGGTTTATCTTCTTCATTGCAGTGAGGAGCTTTGGAGTCCACACTCTTGCGAATGCGCCTTTACCAAAGTTTTCTTCAATCTGAATGCAGTGTGGTTTCCACTTGATTGCGACATTCGTAAGCCAGTCGAGTTTGTCATCTGTGTAGCCGCCCGGTGTACCGCCAACGTCAACGACGAAGACGCGACCACCAAGGAACTTGGTCACAGCGTAAGCGAGTTCATCGCCGTTCTTACCACCACCCGCAGGGTCAACGTACATGACGCAACCTTGGAATGCCCCGAACTGTTCACCAGTCCCGGTAGCTTGGTAGTAAGCCTCCTGCAAGGGGAATCCCTGTGGAGGATGGATGCGCTGCGATTCTACAGCAGCCCAGTTGATAATCAGTGGGCCGGAGTCACGAGCGATAGGCATGAACACAATGTTCTTTGGCTTGAGAGGATAACGGTCTTCGTCCATCAGCTTTGTATCTAACATGTGCTGAAGTTGGAAGTAGGCTTTGCCTTGGTCTATCTCTTTTGCCGTGAGTACGTCTTCGCTGAGAAGGTCTGGGTCAGTGGGTTGTCCACGTTCGCCAGTAGGCCCACCACCAATTTGTAATGATGGGTCTGCTTCGAGTCGAGCACGAATGCTCGGTGCGAGGAAGCACGAGTAGTTTGTAAGCTCCTCCTGAGTCGGATAGCGGCCTGTCCAAATGCGAACTTCAAAGCCGCGAGAGGGAAGGCTATTATATACGGAGTCATTGTTCTGAGGCGTACCCAAGTAGATGATGTCGCCGTTCGAGCAGATGGAGCTAAAGTCTTTTGTTAAGTGGGCAAGACGTTCGCGCTGCACAGCAGTCTGCGAGTTCTTGGCCGATTCAATATCATCGGCAATCAGAACGTCTGCACGTTTACCCTGAATGTTGGAGGTGATACCCATACACGCAACGGACGGAGATTTCTCCGCACCCTTGAGCGAGTGATGAATATCGAATGCTTTAACGGATGACCTGTCACCGAACGTAGTGTCGGGACGTAGGCATTCGAGTTCTCGCATACGCATGATAATTTGAATCACCCAGTTTGCGATTTCGGTTGCCATGTCGGAACCTGCCGACACAATTAAGATGCGCGTCTTCGGGTCATGGATAAGTCGCCACACCGCATAACATGCAGTGATGGTTGTCTTCGCCTGACCACGTTGCGCCTGAATCATTTTATATTTTGGGCCATTCGCCAGATAGTCTGCGATGTCTTCCTGAAGCCATGTGCAGTTGTAACTGAGTACATCGGTCATGACATCATATAGAAAGTCCTCGAAGCGAACGTAGTGGTTCTGTAGCTTCTCAAGGTCTTCCCATCGCTTTAGTGCGAGTTCATTATCGTTTGACATAAGAATCCTTTTGAGGTTTAGCGAGGAGGCAGTTGCCCACCTCCTCTGTAAACATCACTAGAAATTTATTCGTCTTCCTCTTTGAGGGGAATGACGTTGCCGACTGATTTGCGGCGGGAGCGTTTTGCTTCCAGTGCCTTATCTAGGTCGGACATTTCCTTGCTTTCATCTACTACCGCCGTGATGTCGTTGTCCTTGAGGAACTTCGTAATCACAGTCAGTAGCGCAGGGGATGCGTCCATCTGCTTTTCTAAATAGTCTCGCACGTCTTCGGGGAGCAGAGGCTCCTCATCGTCAATGTCGCTGTACTTAGCCAGCAGATATGTTGCTTGGTCAGCCGACTCCAATTTCTTCAGCAGCACGGTAGCTACTTTCTTATGGAGGACTGATAGTTCTTTTTCGGTTGCTGATGTCATATAATTACTTGGTGAATTTGTCAACAAGATTCTCAGCAGCGCGTTTCAGCAATTCGCCAAGGGCATTCCGATTCTTCAAGATAGCCATCACCAAATCACGAGAAAGTAAACTTGCGATAGAGGAGATGGTCAGCGAGGTATAGTCACCAAGCTGATATTGTAGAGCCAGTCCACCAGCGAGAGTGCCGACGACAACTGAGATTATTACAGTGCCAATAGCACATTTGAAACAGTCTTTAGATTCGTTGAGAGTAAGAACCTTCGTAACCCCAAAGATAAGGGAGATAAGAGCGAGGGTAATTAAATCTCCTACTTGGTCTAGGATACGTTGGAACATTACAGTTTCCTTATAGTGTGTCAATAAGAACGCCGAATAATACCACAGTGCCGACAGCAGTGCCGCCGCCAGTGATACCAGCGTTATTGAATTGAATGTATAAACCAGCACCAGCGTCAGCCACAGTAACACCACCAGCGACAAAAGAGCCGCCGTAGATTTTAGCTGTGCCTTCATTAGGGCTTGCATTGTTGAAGAATCCAAAGTATAGGTTCGAGTTACCGCTACCAATACCAGCGAGAATGGTAATCTCTGAGCCACCCGGAGTGAACGTACCAGTGGTATCGTCAATGGAAATGGCTAGGCCAAGACAAAGGAATCGTTTACCAGCAGGAACAGTCCCAACCAAAGTGGGAGAGGCATTTGTACTGAGTGCTACACCACTTGCTTGAAATGATGTAATACTATCGCTTTGCAGCGTGGCAATGGCAGCTTCCAACGCACTAGGGTCGAAAGCTGCGCCACCGCTACCTCCGGGGTTACGAAGCATTAGTTGCCCGTACCCGGAGTAATAGAGAGTTCTCCTTCGAGGCCAGTATCGTCTTCGATGATATAGGCCACGGTGTCGTCAGAGTTGAGTAAGTCAAATAGTTCAACGCCGCCAGTAGGGATAGGCATATCAGTGCCAACCTCCGCAGCGGTGTCTTCACCCTGACCAATACGAATCCATACGACAGCATTTGTGCCATTGTAGATGCGAACGGTCTTGTTCTTAACTTCAACATTGCCGGAAGCCTCGGCGGGAGTTACCGTAGTGGTAGCCCCGGCCAATGGCTTAAAGTTTTGTAGGCGTTCTTGTTTCATGTGTTATCCTTAGAATGGGATGGTTACGATTTCGCCACCCGGTTTGCGGATAGTGATACCAGTGGCAGTCACGCCCAGTAAGCTGAACGGAGTCACCAGAATGTCTTTCATGAGCAGGTAGCTTGAGAACTCACCGATAGTCATACTGTTATTATCAATATAGAATCTATCCATGTTCTTCTGCCAGATGAGAGCACGTTCAGTGTCCTGCCATTCACCAGCCATAAGTACGCCGATGAAGTTGTCAGGGAACGAGGAACGAGATTTCTCTACCCACCAGTTCGGGTACATGCGAAACACAGACTGCCGCACGTCATAGCGAATGCTGGACGTAGCATGAGGCAGGTTATTCTTCTCACCGAAGAACTGCGCTTGGCAGTACGGATACCATCCGGGGAACTCAGGCCATGTATCCGTATCGTCACCGAAGTAACGGGCGAACACTTGGTTTGTCGTACTATACATTCCAGCGAGACCCATTTCAAGGTCATCGTGTAAATCGCTATAGACCGTCTCATTTGTGGTATCGCCGTACTCACCATAAATATAAGCTAAGTCACGAGCACCTTTAGAGGACTCGCAGTTATCTTCATAGAATTGGATATTGTACGAACTACCGTTCGAGGGATTGATAGCATTTTGGAAAGTGTATGTAAGATTGTTTCCAGTAAGTTGGTCGAGTAGGTTGATGTCCATTACGGCATCAAACAAATCTTTATTCGTCGCGTAACCCGGTAACGGTGATGCTTCATCCAGCCAATCAGTCATGGCGGTAGCACCGACAATGCGGCCATACTGCGCCACGATAGACGCGAATGTAGAAGCATACGAGTCATGGGAGTCAGGGAAACGATAGCTTTCAAACGTCTGGTCAACATTCAGCCAGAACAGGTTAGCGGTATCGTAATGCGGATACACTGCTTTCCATGTAATGTCATTGTCAACAACGGTACTGCCTAAGCTGTAGCCAGTTGTGAACGGAGTTGACGCTGCGGTTGTGCCACCAGCGACAGTCTGACAACGCCAGATGAAGCCAGAGGAGATTATCTTCTGCCCAAAGCCATACGCACCGGAATCTTCTCGGTCAGCGCAGACGTGGTACATAACACCATTCATGTGATTTAAGGCGAGGTCTGACAATTTCGACCCGGCAGGAATGCCGAGAGGAGAGCCAGCGACAGTGACACGGTGCATCACGTCAGCTACGCCAAGATTACAGAAGTAATACTCGATACCGTTATTCACGCCATAGCGGAACATACCGAGATAAGGTTTCAAGCAATAGAAGAACAAGCCAACGGAACCATCCATCAGCGGATGCTCACCATCCACTTGCACACCAGTCGGTTTAGTTGCGCCGGACGT